CAGACATCGGTCTAAAGGATAGCTTATCTGATTTTCTAAATCTGTTTAAACTATTCCCTGAAGATCGTACTGTCAACATTGAAGGTAACACTATCGACATTTCTGCCGGTGATGTTTCCTCTTCGTACATCATGGACAACATTGCTTTGATGGATGCTTATAACAAAGACGCTGATCAGTTTGAAAAGACTGCAGCCGTCCCCTCTGTAGCTACTTTTGATCTTAGTGTTGATGATATTAAGAATCTGAAATCTGCAACTGGAGTATTTAAAGATCTCAGTGAAGTGCTATTCACATCGCAAGATGGTGATATGAAAGTTAGTCTTGGTGCTACGAATAAATTCAATGCTAAATCGAATACATTCTCAGTTCAAAAAGCAGCAACAACATCTAAGGAGTTTGAGATCAAAATTCCAGTTGAGAACTTTAAGATGTTGCCTGTTTCTGATTATACTGTAGATGTTAAGTATAACTCATCACGAGATTCTTACCGCATCATGATGAGTAATAAAACTTTGGAAGGTTTCAAAGTTTTAATGTCGGTAAAAGTATAAATAATTTTATCATTGTTAAGCAATGATAGATTATTATATGAAGATAGTCCGCAAAGACTTTAAAATAGTTGATTAATAAAGGAGAAAAAATATGATCGACGCAAGTGCATTTAACTTTGACGCAATGAAAGAAGCCGTGGGTGTTGACCCATTTGCTCAGGAGACCAATCGGTATGCTGAGGATAACCGCTTCTATAAACTAACGAAAGACAAGAACGGCAATGGTGCTGCTCTTATTCGTTTCCTACCTGATTCTGAAAAGGGCATGATTCAAAAGCTCTTCAAAATCAATACAACAATCGTGAAGAACGGCAAGAAACGTTTTGTTTCTGAGTTCTCTCCATCATCAATTGGACAACCTTGTCCTTTCCAAGAAGAATGGCAAAAGCTATGGAATGCTGGTGATAAAGATGGTGCTCGCCAATTTGGTCGTGGTATCAAATATATCGCTAACATCAAGGTTCTTAAAGATCCTGCTAATCCTGAAAATGAAGGTAAAATCTTCCTTTATGAAATGTCAGGTGCAATGAAAGATAAGATCCAAGCTGCTGTTGATCCTTCAGAGCAAGACCGTGCTCTAGGTGCTGAACCTAAGCAGTTGTTTAACCCTTTACAAGGCAATTCATTCCGTCTTGTGGCTAAGCGTGGTGCTAATGGTCAAATCAACTATGACTCATCTGAAGTCATTAATGAAGTTTCATCTATCTATGATACTGTTGAAGCTGCTCTAGAAGATATCAAAGCAAATAGCTATAAGCTATCTGATCTTCTTAAACCAGAGTCTTTCATGACTTACGAAAAACTTCAAGATAAGATGCGTTGGGTAACTTTCTCAGATGTTGAGCAAGTAACTCCTGCTGCACCTTTGGCTGCTGAAGCTGCTGTTGCTGCTCCCGTTGCTGCTGAAGTTACTCCAGCTCCAGAAGTTGCTGCAGCACCTGCCGCACCTGCTGAAGAACCTAAACCCGCAGCTCAGTCTACAAATTTGGATGACTTGCTAAACGGACTAGTGTAAGGAGCTTTGCTTCTTAACTGGAGGTAAGCATGATTCTAGTAGACTTTAGTTCTATTATTCATCGTATGATTCATACGTCTATAGCGCAAGCTAAACCTTCTAAAAAGGATGGTAAATTTGTTACGTCTGAATTCGTTGGATTGACTAAGTACTACATCTTCCAGGAACTGTTTGGGATCAAGCAAGAGCATGGTCCCAACTTTGGAGATATAGTAATTTGCTTAGATAAATCTGCAGATGGATATTGGAGAAAGGATATTCTACCTAGCTATAAGTCAGGTAGAAAGAAGGGTCGACAAGAGTCTGAAGTTGATTTCGCTGAAGTATTCAAAGAAATTGACGCTTTAACTGAACAGCTCAAGGACAATCTACCATGGAAGGTTATTGAGGTACCAAGAGCAGAAGCTGATGATATTATGTTAGTTCTTGCAAAAGAATATAGCAAATATGAAAAGGTTCTGATTCATAGTCCCGATAAAGATATGATCCAAGCTCAACGTGATGATAATGTTTTTCAATATTCATCGTTGACTAAAAAGTGGATTGTTCCTGAAAACAAACATGAAGGAATGGATCACTGGGTTCAAGAGCATGTTTGTTTAGGAGATGCATCAGATGAAGTACCAAAAGTTGTTGATCATACGGAATTTAGTAAATCATATCTGCAATGGCTAAAGGACGAAGGATATAATATCGATAGTCCAATGGAATTCAGAGTTGCTAATATTCCTAATGATGAAAAACGTAGACTTATTGAAGACTTTGATGTATATAAACTTAATCGAGCAAAAGAAAGTACTGGTATTAAAGACATCTATAAAGATATGAAGTTTGGTCCAGCAGCATTAACCAAAAAGATTGCTGAATTTGGATCATTAGATTCATGGTTGGATTCCCATCCATTGTATCGTCAGAATTACGATCGTAACTTTAAACTTGTTATGTCAGAAGGTATTCCAACTAATATTTGGAATCAAATTGTTATTGCATATAAAAGTGCACCAACAGACTATAATGACAAAGAATTTGAGGATTACTTAAGTAATAATGATTTAAAATCTATATTAATGGATTTACCTAGTATTTTTAAACTTGAAAGAGAACTAACTGCCGAAGATTTCGGCTGGTAAGGAGAATAAAATGTTAAATTGGTTAAAAAGTTTATTTGGCGGTAAGAAAGCAGTTTCTGCAGCGCCAAAGAAAGTAGCAGCTGCTACTGACTATACTTCTATGACTAAGAAAGAACTGATGGACCTAGCTGCAAAGCGTGGTGTTGATGTTAAGAAGTCATGGAATAAAACCCAAATTATCAACGCATTAGCGTAAGATAATAAAGAAGGAAAGAAAGTGCTGCAAAGATTGGATGTTAAATACTTCAAACTTGCTGTAGGTTTGGACAACATCGGTAAAGAAACAGAAGTTGATATTGCTGCTAGATGCCCAGTATGTGGAGATTCTCGTAAGAACAAAAAGACGAAACGTCTCCATCTTTATACTAAAGGTACTGTAACAAATGTTAACTGTTTCAACGGTGATTGTCCTGTCCATAACAAGACGGTGTATAGCTTCGTTAGGGATTTTTTCCCAGCTTTGCTGAATCAGTACAAAAAAGAGAACTTTGGTAATACACTAGAAAAGTTAGCCAACGGAGAGACCGAAGATGTATTCCAACAGTTCAAGCAGGAAGAAGAGACAGAAAGTACTGATATTTTAGTTCATGATCTGTCGC